TAGTGTTACAGATGAAATGTCAGGATCAATCTTTTCTGCAAATACAATTGCTGGTTTACCAGTAATTGAGGCTTTTAGTGATAATAAAGTGACATTAGGGCCGTATTCGAGTCCTGTAATTGTTGATTCGTCAGGAAACATAAGTGGCTCATCATCTTCAACTGGTTCGTTTGGTTTTGCCGAAGTAGCTGGAAATTTGGACGTAGCTGGAACTGGAAGATTTTCGGATGGTATATTATTTGGTACGGATACAGCGGCCGCAAATACATTGCATGACTATGAAGAGGGGGATTGGACTCCAACTATAAATGAAGGTGGTACTTGGACAGTTACAAATGCTAAATATGTAAAGATTGGTTCCTTTGTTCAATGTTGGGCAGTATGTACTGCAATAGTAGAGAGTGGTATTCCAATAGCTGATTTAATAATTAGCGGATTGCCATTCACTCCAGAGTTTGATACTAATGGTGGTAATGTAATGATGTATGGAGTTGGCACAAATGCTAATAATTTAAATGTTTGGGTAAAAACTAACGACACATTAAGGATTTATGAAACGTTAGATGACGCAACTTGGGATCCTATAAATTGGAATGATATAGCGACCGGTGATAGAATATATTATGAATTCTGTTACAAAACAACAGAATAATGAGGAACTAAAAATGGACTTAATAAAAGAAATAGAAGTAAGGGAGGCTTAAAATGGCTTTAACAAAAGAAATAATAGTAGATAAATATGAAATTGTAGGAGAGTATAAGAAGTTACAGATTAGGGATGCTATCGTTATCAAAGAAGATGGTGTTGAATTATCTCGATCACATCACCGAAGAGTTTTAAATCCACTCAACGACGTGTCAAGTGAATCTACAGAGATACAACAATTGACAGCAATTTTGTGGACAGACGAAGTGAGGTCTGCATTTTCAGCATCAATAGCGGAGTCAGACAATCTTGTATAGTATAAATGAAAACTACTTTTTGCTCGCACTTACTATTACGGATGATATTTATAAATGACCGTGAATAAACTTGTTAGAGAAATAATAAAACCTACTATAATTGATTTAGAGACTAGCAAAGTCTTAAAATTAACAGAGCAAATTATTAATGAAGGTGGATTTGCATTTGATAATGTATCAGATGTACCTTCTTCAAAAGCCAGATCAATATTCAAAGAGTATATAATATTATTATCAAAATCAAAATTAATTGATATAGATAAAGTTGTTGGGATTGGTTCAAGTAGACAGATATTACAAAAACTTCCAGGTGCAAAACAAGTTTCTGGAGATATTGATTTATTAGGAGTTACAACATCAAAAAAAGATAGTGTTAAAGATGTTTCAAGGAAGTTGGTTAGATTTTTTGAACAAAAGGGAATTGAATCTAAAAGTTTTTTTGGAAACATTGTATCAGTTTCGTTTCCATCAAAAGCATATACAAAAAATAATGTTCAAATAGATTTAATGATTGCAGTACCAAGTCCAAAGGATAGAGTGTATAAATATTTAAGAGATTTAAAATTTTTTAGTGCAGAAGACTATAGAGAAGATACTCCACTTGTTATAAAAGGAGCTCATAGAGCAGAATTAATTAGATTTTTAACTAAAGCCGTTGGTTTAGGTTTTGGACCAAAAGGAATATTTGCTTTTAGGTGGAATAATAAATATAAGAATGTAAAAGATTTAATTAAAGACATTGAAGAAAAAATTAAACGAATGAGAAAACAAGAGTATAAAGAAATAATGACCCAATTTGTTGGATTCTTTTCTAAATACAAAACAATGCAGAAAATACAAGTTTTATTAGTTAATAAAGAGACAGGATATATAAAAAATAAATATGCAATCGGAAAATATTCTGATGATATTGTTATAAAGGTTATTATAGAATTATTATTTGAAAGAGTTGAATTATCTGAAGAGAAAGATTGGGAAGATATCTTAAAGCAAGCCCTTGATATTAAGGGTAATGTTTTGTCTCAATTAGCTACTTTTGATAAAGCTATAGACTTTATTGAGCAATTAAGAAAAAAAGGAAAAGTAAAAGATAAAATGTTAATTCATGTATTTAATGGATACAAAAGACACATTAAAAGATTAAAGGGAGACCTTTGGACTGATGCATTTGAGGATTATTTGATTTCAAAATTTTCATTTCTTAAAGGTAAGCTGAAAGAAGATATCTCCGATGTACAACAATATGTTCAGTTTATTATAAGTGAATAAAATGATTATGAAAGAACAAAAAGAAATACTTTTAGAAGAAATAATTAGTATGGATAAAATTATTCATATTGATGAAATGCGCCCTGAAGAATTTATTACTTTTGTAAATAATTTTTTGAATATTAAGGGAGAAAAAGTTGAAATAAGTGAAAAAATAGATGGACAGAATGTTTCTTTTGGTTTAGATAAAAATAACAAATTTTTTACAAAAACAAAGCGATCAAAACCCGTTTTTGATCCCTCATTTTATGGCGAATTAGATTTTATGGCAGGATTCAAAAAATTTCATTCTGCTTTTTCAAAAACAGCAACTAAATTAAAGGCAATAAAAAAAGAAATACAAAAAAAAGATAAAGAAATAAAAGATGATTTTGATTTACAAATTTTTGGTGAATTATTACCATCATCGCAAACAAATGTATTAAAGTATGAACAAGAAAAAATTGGAACAGGAGCATTAATACTTTTTGATATTAAAATAATGAGTAAATCAATTTTAAATAAGTCATATTCTAAATCTATATTTGATAAATTAGAAAAATTATTAAATAATGTTGGTGGATGGAAAGTTTATTTCAAAAAAATAATCAATCCAAAAAGTTTTAAGTTTAATGTTAGGCATATTTTGACATTAGAAAAATTATATGAAAAATATTTTGAAGTTATAAAATCTCGTAAAAAAGCTGATAAAGAAATAAAAGCTAAAGCAAAAAAAGTTATTCAGATGGTAATGGATAACATAAAGAAACAATTTGTAAAACAGATGCTTGATAATAGAAAGTCAATGCTTGGAAAAATAAAGCCAGAAGGTCTAATCATTAGAGATTTTAAGGATAATTTTTTGGTTAAGCTTGTAGATAAAGATGATTTTACTGAAGCCAATAAAGCAATGCACGGATTTAATAAAACAATTCAAGATATAAATAGAATAGCACTTAGTAGAATTAAAAAGGAGATATTCAATAATGCAGACATATTAAAGAACTTTGCAAAAGTAATTGAAAAAGCTACTGATAATTTCTTTGTTGAAAANCAGAAAAATCCAAAATATAAATATAAATCAATTGATGACATATTAATTGTTGCATATAANGATATGATAGAAGAATCAAGAATTACTTTAACTGCAAAGCAAGCAATAAATAAGCTTGTTGAAATAATTAGCGAACAATTAAGTAAAATAAAAGAATTAGAAGAAGAATGGAAAGCTTTTGATAAAAAAGATATGTCAGATACATCAAAAAAAGTAACAAATGGAAGCTTTAAAAATACAGAAAAACGAATAGTTGATATTATTAATGCATTTAAAAAAGCTGATACAAAAAATGGTGCTAAAATTTATATAAGTATTATTAGTTTTGTTTTTGGTGAAACAAAAGTAAAAGAATTAAAAGATCATTTTAAATTAACTGAAGGACTTATTTCAGAAACAGGAATTCAATCTGGTTATCCCAATAAAGAAGATATGAAAAAAATTAAACAGAGAGTTAATAAAGAGAGAAATAGAACAGATAGTAATGAAAAGTATCAATATCATCCTATTAAAAAATACAAAGAATTATCTGAAGCTGTACCTGTTAATATAGATTTATTATTTAAAAATCCCAAAATTAAAAAATTGATGAATAGACTTAAAATTAAGGGAGATACTGATAGAAAATCAATGATAAAACTTTTAAATCATTTAATGACAAATCCAGAAATACTTAAGCACTTTAAATTGACAACAGAGGACATAAAACTTCCTGTAGAAATTGGTGATACTGTATTAATGGGAAAATTTAAAAATAAAAAGATAGTAGTTAAAACAATAGATTGGAATGAAAAGGGTGATCTTCTTATTAATGGAAGACCTGCAATGAAAATGAGACTTATTAAAAAACCAAATATTTTTGATGTGAAACTTGAAGATATAGAAGAATTTTTAATAAGAACAGATATAAATAGAATAATTAAAGAATCATCTAATGCAGCCGGTGTAACTGTTGATGATGGGCCTACATTTTGGTTTCCTAAATATAGAAACTTTAAGCAAGTTGGAGATAAAGAAGCTGCAAAACTTGGATGGGTTGTTGTTGATTATATTTTAGGCGATAAAAATGAAAGAAAAGAATCTCATCCTGAATATCCAGATGGGCCAGTTAAAGCTGTTTCATTTGGACCTGCCGGTGTATTTGGACAGGCAGGAACAGAAGATCTTACAGGACCTGAAGTTATTAAAAAGTGGCAAAAACATATTAAATTATTATTACGTTCATTAGGGTGGAAAATTCTTGATTTTATGAAGCAAGAAAAGAATACTATTAGAAAAGAAACTGAAGCAACTGAAGACGCTGTTGAAGCTGAACGACCAGATGAAACATCAAAAAAAGAAGGTGACGAACAGCACTCTGAAATGAAAGCTATTGAAGAGCAATTAAATATAAATAATGAAGTTAATTTATTGATTAATGATGCAATTAAGTTTGTTAAATAATATATATTNATGTATATTTATAGATAATAGATAAAACAAAAAAATGAAAAACCCATTAATAAAAAAAATTCAAGTTGGTTATACACCAGAAAAAGTTAAGCGAGAAGAGGGTGAGCGGTGGACAGACCATAAAGGATTAGAATGGGAATGGAAAAGTGGTAAAAAGAAACAAGTCTATAAGTTTGCATCAGTAGGAATTGCTCCAAAATGTAAAGATTGTAATAAGTTTATTATCAAAAAGCGAGATAAAGAAACATATAATCGTATGGATAGATGTTATTATTGTCAAATTAATTTTGAAGTTGATTTGAAAGAAAAGGGAGAATGGAAGGATTGGATGGTTAAACAAGAAACAGAAAGATGGAAAAGCATTGAAAAAGAGCTTGTTTCTATTTTGGAAGAAATGAAAACAGATACAGATAAGGCTTTTGATAAGACTTTACCAAATGCTTTAGCAAATGAAAATATAGAAAGGGCAAAAAGAGAAAATGAATTTTAAGAAAATTGCAAGAAAACTTTTGGTTATACTATCTACTATTATTGGATTATTTGTATTTATTTATATAAAATCTTTAAAAGCAAGAGATAATATTAGAATAAAAGCAGCAAAAAGTAAGATCAAAAAAAATATTAAGAAAATAAAAGTACAGAAAGAAAGAGCTAAAAAAATTAAATCAAAAATAGAAAAAAAACAAGACAATCTTGTGGATTTGATAAATAAAAAAGAATTGGGTCACAAAAATAAAGAAGAAGATACAGATAAAATGTTTGATTTCTTAAAACAATATGCAAATAAAAGGAAGAAATAATGATTAAAATATTTTTAATAATATTAACAATGTGTTCTATTTCATTTTCGCAATATACATTGACTAAAGAAGATGTTGAAACTTTGTATAATTCAATTAACGAATTAGAATATCAAGACAGTTTAAATGTGGAAATTATAAACAATCTAAATGTACAAATTACAATGTATAAAGAGCTTGTTGAGAGTGACAGTTCAATAATTGCTGATCAAAAAGAACAGATAGAACTTTTAGAAGAACAAATAAAGATGATAAAACCAAAATGGTATGATAATAAATATCTATATTGGCTTTATGGTGCGGGAACAATAGTAATTTCATCGTGGGTGACTGCAAATGTCAAATGATGTAAAAAGAATGATAAGAAGAGAGTATCTTAAATGTGCTCAAGATGTTTCATATTTTTTGAGCAAGTATTCTGTTATTCAGCACCCATTAAGGGGAAAAATAAAGTTTGAACTTTATAATTTTCAAGATAGTATTCTTAGTGAGTTTGAGAAAAATTCATATAATATTGTATTAAAATCTAGACAGCTTGGATTATCTACTCTTGTAGCAGGCTATTCATTACATATGATGATTTTCAATAGTGATAAAAATATTCTTGTTATTGCTACAGGAAAAGATGTTGCGAAAAATCTTATTACAAAGGTAAGAATTATGTATCAAAGTTTGCCTGCCTGGTTAAAAGCAAATGTTGAAGAAGATAACAAACTTTCATTGAGATTTACAAATGGGTCACAAATTAAAGCAATCGCCAGTACAGAATCAGCTGGCAGGTCTGAAAGCTTGAGTCTTTTGATTTTAGACGAATGTGGGTTTATTGATCAAATTAGCGAAATTTGGACTGCAGCACAGCAAACATTGGCAACTGGTGGAGATTGTATAGCTCTGTCAACACCAAATGGGATTGGAAATTGGTTTCACAAAACTTGGATTGGTGCTGTTGATGGAAATAATAGTTTTAATTTTATTGGGCCTCTTCACTGGTCATTACATCCTGATAGAAATGAAGAATGGAGAGAAGAACAAGATAAAATTCTTGGACCATCAAAAGCTAGTCAAGAATGTGATGCTGATTTTTTAAGTTCTGGAAATTCTGTTGTAGATCCACAAATAATTCAATGGTATAAAGAAAATCAAGTAACAGAGCCAGTTGAAAAGACTGGAGCTGATAGAAATTTGTGGATTTGGGATTATCCAGATTATTCAAAGCAGTATATTGTTGCAGCTGATGTTGCTAGAGGAGATTCTTCTGATTATTCAACTGCACAAGTGTTTGAGCTTGAAGATTTGGAGCAAGCTGCTGAATATAAAGGACAGCTATCAACAACAGATTTTGGTAATTTTTTAATTGATTTATCAACAAAATATAATGATGCGTTATTAATAGTAGAAAATAATAATGTTGGATGGGCAACAATTCAAACAATAATTGATAGAGGATACGATAATTTATTTTATCAGACAAAAGATTTACAGTATATTGATGTCGAACATCAAATAGATAATAAGTATAGACGACATGATAAAAATATGATTCCTGGGTTTTCTACAACGATTAAAACCAAACCATTAATTATTGCAAAAATGGAAGAATATACTCGTGAAAGAATGACAAAGCTTAAATCAGTCAGATTGATTGAAGAGCTTTTTGTTTACATATTTAAGAATAATAAAACTTGTGCTGCAGAAGGATACAACGATGATTTAGTTATAGCATATGCAATATGTCTGTGGATAAGAGATACAGCTTTAAGATTAAAAAGTGAAAAAAATGACGCTCAGCGCGCATTAATGAGTTCTTTATTGAAAAGCAATAAAGGATATGATGCTGGTTTCTCAAAAGGAAAGATTAAGCCAAAAGACAATCCTTGGGAAATAGATATTAATGGAGAAAAAGAAGATCTTGGATGGCTTCTATAAAAAAACAAAAGTGAGGTAATAAAATGGCAAATGAAAAAAATGTTTTTTCAAGATTAAAAAGATTATTAGGAAGTAATATTGTAGTTAGACAAACACCAGATAAAAGATTGTTAGTCAAAGATCTTGATTTTTCTCAATCAGCTTTACTATCTAATTTTATTGATAGATATTCTCGTTTAACTCAAACAACTGTTAGAGGTTACGGGTCAAAATTTGGACCAAAAAGTCCATTTGAAGCAGCAAGAAATGAATTATTTAGAGATTTTGAACAAATGGATTCAGATTCAATTTTATCATCAGCACTCGATATTTATTCGGATGAATCTACTGTAACTAACATTGAGGGTGAAATTCTTACAATTAAAACAAACAATGAAAAAGTATTTAAAATTCTTCATAATTTGTTTTATGACGTATTAAATATTGAATTCAATTTATGGTCTTGGATTAGAAATATGACAAAATATGGTGATTTCTTTCTTAAATTAGATATACTTGATAAATACGGTATTGTAAATGTACGACCAATATCACCATATGATGTTACAAGATTAGAAGAGCATGATCCAACAAATCCAAAATTAGTTCAGTTTGAAATTACAGGCCCAATTGATGAAGTATCAAGATTTTCGCAAGCTTCAAAAAATAAAACAGTTTTTGAAAATTATGAAATAGCTCATTTTAGAATTCTTTCAGATTCTAATATGATACCTTATGGTAAATCAATGTTGGAAGGAGCTAGAAGAGTCTGGAAACAACTGTCTCTTATGGAAGATGCGATGCTTATTCATAGAATTATGAGAGCACCAGAAAAAAGAATATTTAAGATTGATATTGGAAATATTCCACCAAATGAAGTTGATGGTTTTATGGAAAAGATTATTAATAAGATGAAAAAGATTCCAGTCATAGATCAAAATACAGGTGAGTATAATCTTCGCTACAATTTAGAAAGTGTCATAGAAGATTATTTTCTACCAGTTCGTGGTGGAGATAGTGGAACTGAAATTGAAACGCTGCCAGGATTATCAAATGATACAGCAATAGATGATATTGAATATTTAAAACACAAGATGTTGGCGGCTCTTAAGATTCCAAAAGCTTTTATTGGATATGAGGAAGAAGTTGGAAGTAAAGCTACTCTGGCAGCGGAAGACGTTCGTTTTGCTAGAACTATTGAAAGATTGCAAAAAATTGTTGTTTCTGAATTAGCAAAAATTGCAATCATTCATTTATATGCACAGGGGTTTGAAAACGAAGAGCTTCTTGATTTTGAATTAGAATTAACAAATCCTTCTATGATTCATGAACAAGAAAAACTTGAATTATTAAATCAGCAAGTCGATATTGCTCAAAGCGCAATGGAAAATAAATTGTTTTCAAGAGAGTGGATTTATGATAATATATTTGATATGAATAAACATGAAAAGTCTTTTGTGTTTGATGGTATTATCGAAGATCAAAAACAAGCTTTTAGAATAACACAAATTTCTGAAGAAGGAAACGATCCAGCAGAAACAGGAAAAAAAGCTGATTCTGATGAAGAAGAGACTGGTGAATGGGGCGGGTCAGAAAAGGGGCCGCAGTATTCTGAAGTTGATTTTGGTAATACTAGTTCAGAAGACATAAAGGATGCAACGAAGCACAAAAGAGAAAGATGGGGTGCTAGAGAGTTTAAAGGTGGGAGTCCATTATATTTAAGCAAAGCTGGAACTGCTGCACAATCGGAGGGTCTATTAAATCAATTGAAAAAAATATATAATAAAAATGGAAAAAATAATAATATTTTAAATGAAGACGCATTAATAGACGAATCTGATGAATAAATGTAAAGCAAATACAAAGAATTTTATATTTATATATGAAATAATGTATTAGCACATTGCAGAGAAGAATAAATTGGAGATAATTTATGAGAATTAAAAAAAATAAGCATAATAAAATACGCAACACTGGTCTTCTTTTTGAGTTTTTATTAAGACAAGTAACTGTTGATGTACTTAATAAAGAAAAAGATAGTCATGCATTAGAGCTTATAAAAAAATCGTTTAATGAAAATACAAATCTTGGAAAAGAGTTGGCTCTTTATAACATTTTAATAAATGAGAAACTCAATTCAGATAGAAAAGCTGATTTTTTGATTTTAGAGGTTATAAAAGAAAGAAATAAAATTAATAAATCAAAATTAAGAAGAGAAAAATATAATCTCATAAAGGAAGTAGGCAATAAGTATGATTTGCAAAAGCTTTTTTCTTCTAAAATAAAAAATTATAAAGTTTTTGCTTCAATTTTTAAACTGCTTGAATATCATGATAATTTGTCTCCAAGTGACAAGACAGAGTCATATTTTAATATTGTTGAACATATAACAACAAAAAATGTTAAAGATTCTTTAACTAAAACAGTTCCATCAATTGCTACTTTATCTAAAGATCAAGATTTAAGAATTATTGCTTATAGAATATTATTAGAAAAGTTTAATAAAAAATATTTACATTTAAACAAAGAGCAAAAAGATTTATTAAAAGAATATATTAATAACATTTCTAATACAAATTCTCTTAAAGAGTATATTGAAATTCGTGTACCACAAATAAAATCTAAACTTAAAAAACATGTAAAGATTGTTGATGATAAAATTACACGAATTAAACTCAATGAAGCTATTAATTCTATTGATAAGTTTTGCGATATTGGTTCCTCTAAGATTGTTAAAGATTCAGTTGTCATTCAAATGCTTAGATATTTTGAATTGTTAAAAGCACTGAAAAAACATGTATGATGATACTAAACAAAAGCTTAGAGAATTAATTCGCTCAATTTATAAAGAATTAAACGAAAAAGAAATAGAAGAAATAACCACTACAGGTGCTGTAGATGGTTATAGTACTCCCTGTGCTTTTTCAAATGATGAGAAAAAAAAGAAAAAGAAAATGAAGAAGGCATTAGATTCTGTTGGATATAAATTTGTTAATGAAGAAATAGATAGAAGAGATATAAAACTCTTGAAATTAATTATACGAGATGAAGTGGCTGATATTATAAGACAAATCTGGATTAAAAGAGCGGTTTGGCAATAGATTGGGGAATAAATAACATGAAATTAACTAAATCAAAATTAAAAGAAATTATTAGAGAAGAATTGCTGAATGAAGCAAAAAATTCATCAGAATTGAAATACTTAAGAAAGATTGCCGGAAATGATGCTGCGATTCTTAATGTGATGTTTGAATATGGAGATAAAAAGCTAGTCAGACAAATTGTGGATGTTGTTGAAAATGGAATGGACACTAAATACGGAACAAATTTTGGGAGAAATTAAATGAAAATAACAAAATCCATAACTGAACGCAAGAAAGAATCCGTAAATGAAGTAAAAAAAGGTAGTATTGTAATACCATTTGCTCATGGTAAAGATGGTGAGTTTATTGTAGATAAAGTTTTTAAAAACAAAGATGGCGAAACTTCTTATACAGGTAAGTTTAAAAAGAGTGGAAAGAAAAAAGAATTTATATTGCATAAAAAGGATAAGATTGTAGAAGATAAAAAGGAATCAATAATGAAATTAACTAAAGCAGATTTAAAAGAAATGATAAAAAAAGAATTAAAAGAATATAAAGATCCTGAACAGGTAGCAGCAGATTTAGTAACTGTTGTTGATCAATTTCGTGATCAACTTAAACGTGTAAATTTTGATAAGCTTCGAGAATGGGCACGNAAATATTATAGGTCAGCTCCTGGACTCTTAAAGAATTTGGAGAATTATTTAAAGATATTTAGGAAAATGAAATGATGAAATTGAGGAAAGTAATTAAAGAGCTTATTAAAGAAGAAATTAAAAATCTAAATGAATTAGCTTATCCAAGCCGAATTAAAAAGTGGGCAAATATAACTCACAGACATTTTCAACAATCTAGTGCTAGAAAATTTCAGAAAGTATATTGGAATCAAGAATTAGGTTTAGCTTTAATGATAGATGGTGAAGGGAAATTTATTTTTAGTACGGGTCATCCACTGACAGCTACTGGGCATAGAAGTGTTCAATATATTAAACAAGGTCAATTTAAAAAGCTGTTAAGTGATCCAATTAAAGCTTTTGCAAAAATAATTGGTAAAAAGAAAACAATGCAGTGGATAAAAAAGAGAGAACTTGACAAAGAGTGGCCAAAAGTAGATTGGGAAGGAATAATTGATACAACAAGAGGTGTTAAGCCTTGATAAAATATAGGAGATAAAAAAATGGGATATCAAGTAGATCCAAATGATAGTACAAAACAAATACCAAGAGCTTTACCTCGTTCTGCTTTTATGTCAGCTAAGACACCGTCAGTTGGAACATTAACAGACAGACCAAATCATATTGTAATTGCTAAAGACAGTGGTGGAGACGTCGGTTTTTATTTTGAACCATCAGCATCATTTGCTGCAGCGGCTACAACTGAAGGTGGCACAACATTAACGGGTTCAGCAAATTATACAAATTTTGGAACAATTACAGAGACTGGGCAAGAGCTTAATATACAACCAACTGCATGGAGTGGATCTTCTGGTGCTTCTGTAGTATTTATTTATAGAGGAGGATTATAAAATGTTAAATAGAGAATTAATTGTAGATTATTTACCGTTTTCTGTTAGTAGAGAGCAAATAAATGAATCATTAAATAAAAACAATGGTAAACTTATTGTTTCTGGAATTTTGCAGAGAGCCAATTTAAAGAATCAAAATGGGCGTGTATATCCAAAATCTACTTTAATGCGTGAAGCAAAGAAGTATTTGAATGCACAAATAAAAGAAAGCCGAGCTTTAGGTGAACTTGATCATCCTGACAGCTCAGTTGTAAATTTAAATAATGTATCACACAATGTTTTAGAAATGCATTGGAATAACGATACATTATTGGGAACTCTCGAAGTATTACCAACACCATCTGGAAATATATTAAAAGAGCTGTTTAAAGCAGGAATTAAATTAGGAATTTCATCTAGAGGGCTTGGAAGTGTTAAAGAAATCACTGAAGATGGTGTAATGGATCCAAATGAGAACCCTACTGTTGAAGTTCAAAGCGATTTTGAATTAATTGCATTCGATTTTGTTTCAAGCCCTTCAACTCAAGGAGCATTTATGTCACAGCTGAAAGAAAGCGCAAATGAATCAAAAACAAGAATTTGTGGAAAATGGTGTGAAGTTGAAACGGTCATAAATAATATTATGAGAGGTTAAAAATGAGATTGACTAAAGAAGAGCTTAAAACTATAATTAGAGATGAACTCAAAGAAGCAATCCCAGCAGGGTCTGGTGGATTTGATAGATATTTTTCTAATATAGAAAGGCACATTGCTGATTTAGAACGAAATTTAAAGCGTTTTATAAAAGAGCTCAGTCAAGAAAAGTTACGTAAAGAATCTACTGATCTTATGAGATTATATAAGAAACATTTAATTGAATTTAAAGTTAAATTTGAGAATTTTAAACGGAGGAATACGTAAAATGAAAATAACAAAATCACAAATTAAAAAATACAATAAGCTTTCTCAAAAGAGCTCTCTTAAAGCTCCATTAGTCAGAGTTGGTCATACTTGGTATGGTTGGGCAGAG